TATCCATGTCTTACGGTTGGTCTGTTGACGTTGTAGATGACGCTGACCCAACTACCGTAAACGATTGGGTAACTACCGCTGATGGTCTTAAAGTTGGCGTAGGGTTCAAGTTCTAAGATGATTAATTTTAAAGACTTCCTCTCCGATAAGAAAGAGACTTCCTCTCCTTGCGAGGGGGAGTCTTTAACCGTCTCTGAAGAAATTTCATTTCAGACTAGAAGACAAAGAGCAATGACTGCTAAAAGACTGAAGCAAAAGCTTCAGCGCCAAAGACAAGTTGCTCTTCAAAAGCCTGCAAGCGCAGAAAAATTAAAAGCTAGAGGGCGTAGAACTGCCCGTGACTTTCTCACTAAATTATACTATGGGGGCAAGGATAAAGGTCAAATGTCCACAGCCCAAAAAGCAAGAGTTGAAAAACGTCTTGATGGTAAGAAAGGCGCAATTAAAACAATTTCAAAAAGATTGTTGCCTCATAAGAGAAAAGCTGACGTAGAGAGAAGAAAAAAATAAATTATGATTAGTAGCTTTAAGAATTACGTTTCAGATCAGTCATCTGTTGGTTATTTAATCTTTGACGATTTCAACCCGCCTACGGTCGGGCACAAAGAGCTGATGGACGAAGCTTTTAAATCAGGTTATGATTATAAAATTTTCGCCTCACAAATCACTGAATCGGAAAATAATCCTTTAAACTACAATTCTAAAGTAAAGTTCATGCGCAAAGTCTTTCCTAGACATGCCCGGAACATTATCTTGGATAAATCTGTTAGTAATTTTCTAGAAGCTGCTTCCTACATGTTTGATAATGGATATAAGAATCTAACTATAGTTTCTAATGATCCTGAGAAAAGCAAATTATTAGAACAATTCAATGGCATTGAAGGTGGCCATGGATATTTTAAGTTCTATAAGATTAAACAAATCAATAAAGAAATCTCTATTGATGAATCTGTACAACTTGAAAATGCAAAAAGCGGCGACTTCGCTCAATTTTCTTTAAATTTACCTAAAACGACTTCTGACCAGCTGGCGAAAGAGTTATTCAATGCAGTCCGTAAAGGAATGGACCTTGAAGAAAATAAAAAGTTTACTCGACATGTTGAATTGGAACCAGTTTCCGAGAGAAGAGAAGAGTATATTACTGGCAACCTTTTTCACGTTGGGCAGTCAGTTCTTATAAAAGAATCAGATGACGTAGTAGAAATTACTCATCTTGGTTCAAACTACGTTATTGTTGAATTTGAAGGCAAAAAGAAACGCAAGTGGCTTACAGATGTTGAGCCATTGGAAGAAAGAAAAAGTCCAGAAGACCCGGATATTGGTCATCGCAAAGGTTCGCAGCCAAAAAAATATCATAGCGGTCTTTCCAAATCAACAAAGGCTGCTAGAGACAGCCAATTCAAAAGGCAAGCAAAAATGAGAGACGACGATCCAGCTGCATATAAGTTAGCTCCTGGCGATAAGTCAGCTAAGACAAAGCCATCAAAGCATACAAAACGGTTCAAACAAATGTTTGGTGAAGCTAAATCTCCTGAGCAACAAGCAGCTATCGCAATTTCTAAGAAAAAGAATGAGTCCTCTGGATTGTGGGCAAATATTCATAAAAAGCGTAAGTCTGGCCGTCCTATGCGTAAAAAGGGTGAGAAGGGCGCACCCACAGATGATCAAATCAGAAAAGCAAGAGGCGAAAGCCTTGATGAAGCTGCAGGGTTAGCAGCTAAAGCTGAGAAGTCTGGCGTTTCACTAAGTATCTTAAAGCAAGTTTATAATCGTGGTATGGCTGCATGGAAAACTGGCCATAGACCAGGAACAACGCCACAGCAATGGGCTATGGCTAGAGTAAATTCGTTTTTAACTGGTGGTAAAACAAGAAGGACTGCTGACAAAGATTTATGGGCGAAGGCGAAGAAGTAATTGATATTAAAGTCACTTACCAAAACTGTGGCCTTGGAAGTGTAATATCAAAAACCTTAGATAATGTTTACTCATATATGACAAAAACAGGCTGTGAAAGCCTGAATGTAAATTTATTTTGGGAACACTTTCTTAGAGAGAAAAAAGTTTCATATGCTGTACCTGAACATTTCGAAGATTATGAGACTGTATTAGATGTTCAAACATATTTACATAATATGGTCGAGTTCCCAAAATATAAAATAAATTTTAATCATATTATTGATTATACGCCCAAAGATAAAATCAAAAACTCATTATTTGAATCTTGTATTGAGCCATCAACAGGGCATTTTAAATTTAGAAATAAGTTAAAAACAAAAAAGAATAAAATTTGTTTTTGGGGTTTCGATAAAAACCTTTCTTCTACTCAAAGGTTTTCGATTGTTCATACTGATGTGGTAAATCAAACTTATGATGACTGGATTAAGATAAGAACTTTTTTAGAATCTCAATATGATGTTGTAGAGATCAGCTATCGCACTCCGATTAGAGAAGTTTTTTATCACCTATCAACTTGCGAATTTAGTATTGGATATGCTGGAACGTTTCATAAATTGAGTATCTATCTACAAAAGCCGAATATTTTAATTAAAGGTTTAAACAATAAATCAAACCCAAAAACACTTGAATTAAAAGAATCTCATTCTAAATTTGCGGAAACTGTATTTCATCGTGCTTTTAATTTTGAAAGTAAATGGTTTGATCCATATGTCGATGAAGTCTGTAATATTGATAATTTAAATTATTATAAAAAAATTGCGTTCGATAACATTGAAAAGTTTAAATTAATTTTATAATAAATATATGTAGTTTAATTCAATGGAGCCATCGAGTCTACAGATGATTACCTTACGACAGTTACAAGAAAAGGCTGTTTCAAAACAGCAGCAAAAATTAATGGGGCTTGCTCTTGCATATAAAAGAGGCGATGTCCCGGACGCTGAAGTTTCTGACACTGTCAGAAATCTAGCTAAATCAATGTCGACAAAAGAATTAGAAAAATATGCTAGCACGAAGCACAAGGGGCTTCCACAAAAAGTTTCTGATTCAAAACTAAAATATTCTTTAAAAGGTAAAGATGGCGAAGACGTAAACGTCTATTACCATGGAACAAAGAATTATGAATCTGTAGAAGAAGCAGTCGAAATTGATGCAAGAAAGAAGACTTTTCGTGAGACTATGAAAAGGCTCCAAACAAGAAAACAAAAGATTGCTGAAAAAGAACTCAGTAAAAAGATGGGTCCACTTGAAATTGGTACTGATGAAATCGTAAGAAGGTATACGGAAATGACTCCGGGCCAGACGAATGAAGCATGGACTTCCTCCTATGATACTGGAACAAAGGTTGCGGCAATAGGGCTCGGCGCTATGGGCGCTAGAGCTGGAATTAAAGCGCTTAGAAAAAAGAAACGCCCTTCAGCGGCTACTAAGGTAAGACCTCCAGAAAAAGAAAAGGTGGCTCCACCAGCTAAAAAGGCTACTGCTCCTACTCCGCAGCCAGCCAAAAAACCTGAGCCGACGCCAGCGCCGAAACCAAAACCAAAGGGCGGTAAGGTAGCAGGTAAATTGAGCACTAGCCCAAGTGCGGTCAGAAGACGTGAAAAGCGTGCCGCTGAAAAAGAAAGAAAAGCGCAAGCGGCAGCTAGAAAAGAAAAGCAATTTTCAGATTTGCGTAAAAAACAACAAGCTACAGCTAAGGCAAGTATGTACGTCAAAGGCACTAAAAAGTCAAAACAAACTACAGTTAAGCCATCAGCTCCAGTTTCAAAAAAGCCAAAACAGTTTTCTGACCTACGGAGATAAAAATGACCAAATCCTTCAAAGATCACCTCAAAGAAGAACCTGTCGAGGAAGCTGCTGAATATCAGGGAAGAAAGGTAAAATTAAATAAACCTTTCAGAACTTCAGGTGGGCCAAAGAAGTTTTCTGTATATGTTAAGAACGAAAAAGGCAATGTTGTCAAAGTAAACTTTGGCGACCCTAATATGGAAATCAAACGAGATGATCCTGGCCGGAGAAAAAATTTTAGAGCTAGGCATAACTGCGATAATCCTGGCCCTAAAACTAAGGCTCGGTATTGGTCTTGCTATCAATGGCGTTCTGGTGCTAAGGTAGAAAGCTAATGCCTACGCCTGACGAAAGAATGGATCGTATTGAATCCAAGATTGACAAACTATCTGAAGTTCTCGTCCAGATGGCAAGAGTTGAGGAAAGATTAATCAATCAAGAAGAAGATCATAAGATCCTTAGAAAAGATATTTACGAGTTATATGATAAAGTTGGTGAGCTCGAGAAAGTGACACAAAGAAACCAAATAACCGTAAATATTATAAATAGAATCAGTTGGATAATCATTACAGGCGTGGTGGGTGGTTTTGGCACCTTAATCACCTACCTGTTCAATAAGTAAGGAATAATAAAAATGTCTGTTAAATCTATGCATAAAGCCTTGATGGAAATGGCACAGAATCAATCAGAGGCAGTGGCTTATAATACAAAAGCTGCTAAATCTCGCTTGGATGACAGAAGAGAAACAAATTCTCGTATGTTGAAGAGAGATTTTAATAAAAGTGGAATTAGTCATATCCATTCAACAAAAACTGGACCTGATGGATCCAAGTACGATCACTTTGATATAGGTAAACATACTAAAGTTATAAGTACTCATAATAGTTACAAAGTTCTTCATAAGGGCAAAGAAACTCATTATCAAGGCGACCCCGAGCATAGGGATAACCGAAACCGGGTTATAGACAAAGTTTTACATCATATAGGACAAAATGAGTCTGTCATGGAAATGGAACAGAATCAATTAGATGAAGATGCAACTGTGACCCATAAGTTTTATTCAATTAAGCATTGGAAAAACGGGGATAGCCGTTTCGATAAGCTTGATCGACATCTAGGTGATCATGAATATAAACATTCAGCTCTCGGCAATATTGCTAAGACCAGACCTGATCATCATATCGGTATTCCGACAAAGGCTAAATCTGCTATCAAGTTTATGGACAAACACGGTAAAAGCGTAAATGAGTCCGTTGAACGTGCTGCATGGGTGCCTGAGTCTATTGCTGATGAACAAGTAGAAGCGTTCATGGAAGCTGCTTTGGCTGCTGTAAAAGAAGGTGCGGAAACTTTTACATTTGAAGGCAAGTGTTACAAGCCAAGTAAAAAAGAATCAAAGCTTGATGCAGTCGGCAAAGAAGACGATGATGTTGATAACGATGGTGATGTAGATAGCACTGATAAGTATCTACACAATCGTCGTAAGGCTATTAAAAAGTCTATGACAAAAGAAGAAGTTGTAGATGAAGCTTCACAAAGCCCAAGAATTGTCGATACAAAATTGGGCGCTGAAGTTCTTGCGTCGAACGGTAAAGTAGCAAAATTCTTTTCAAAGAGAGTACAAGGGTATCAGAAAAAGGCGCAAGATTGGATGCGTGCTAACTATGATACATTAAAAGCTGCTGGAGCTGGTCAGGAAGAGTCTGTACAAGAAAAGATGGACCCTACTAAGCACGTTAGAGAAAAAGACGGTAAGTATTGCGTATATAATAAAGAGGGAAAAGAGGTAGCTAAGTTTGATAGTGAATCTGCAGCAAATGAATATGCTAAAAAGAATCATGAAAAACTTATGGAAGCTACTGGCACAGCTCAACATGGCCCTGATGCCGCTACTTCAGATTCCTATAACAAACAAATTGGCGCTGGCGAAAACGATATTCCTAGAGGCACAAAAGCTGCATTCCTTCAAACCCATGAAGTTGAAGTTGCATTAGATGCAGAACAAGAATACCTCAAAAATAAAGCTGAAGCTGAAAATAGCTTGAAGCGTACTCCACCGAGATTGGGTGATCAAATGCAGGGCGACACCTCCTTTGTACATCCAATCAAAGCTGATATTATTGACGGTATCACCAAAGCCTTACAACAAATGAAAACGAATAACTAAAGGATTATTACTATGCTTAAACCACCAGCTTGGGCGAAAAATGCGAAGCCGACTACCAGAGGTTGGGTAAACCCAAAGACCAATGAACTATTAGTCGCAAGGCGGCATAGCGATAGAGAAGTTGAAGAATATCATCTAGCAAAGGCAAACGAAGGCGTTGCCGCTCCAACTCCTATGCCAGCACCAGAACCAGCACCAGC